AATGGACGTGGAACGCAACGCTGTCCTACGCAGGTAGGGCATTTGAAATGACACGCTTTGCCGCAATCTTGAAACGCAACCGTCCCGGTCAGCGTCTCTACAAGCAATTGGAAGAGGGAGCGAAGCAGGTCAGTGGTAACTACCATCAGCGTGTGACTTGGGCGAGAGAGACTGCCGTGAAACGGGGTTTTGACATCGAACCATGGGATGACGACACACTTCGCAATGTCGGCAGTTTCCTAGTTGATGTCGTCCAGATGGGTTCGAACTTGGTCAAGACTGACAAGAAAGTGAACCCAAATTCCAAGAAACCGCATCCGGTACTCATACTCACCCTCACAGACGAAGCGGCAGAGCAACTGCGCGAACATAACGACCTACTCGATGGTCTTTCATCTCGCTTCGGTCCAATGACATCCCCCCCGATCCACTACACCACTTACCCAAACACGTATGGTCCTTACCTTGATCCTGCGATGCACCGTATGGTGCCTATGGTTAAGAAAGTGTGGTCCCCAGAACATCACGAGGCACTTAGACGTGCATGTGAAGTAGATGCTGACGACAACTGTCAAATGGCAATCCCGCTTGATGCCATAAATCGACTTATGGCAGTCCCATTCGAAATCAATCAGTTCACACTTGAGGCAGTCATTTGGGCGAAGAATGAGGGTCTAGGCGGTAGACTCGGTAAGTTACCAACGATGATCGAGTTGGCGTTGCCTGACCAAATAGACAAGGAAGAGTTCGCCAAACTACCGAAAGAGAAGCAGATCGAACGGGCAAAAAACTACAAGGAAGTGGTTGCACAAAACCTTGAAATCCGGGCGAACCTTAAAACAGTAGACGTTGCACTGACTGAAGCGAAAGAACTGGTAAACATACCGTTTTGGTTACCACATCAGTTCGACAAACGTGGACGGATCTACCACACCAGTGACTTTGGGCATCACAACTCTGACTGGATGCGTGGTCTCATCATGTTCTGGAACAAGACGCCAATCGGCGAAGATGGACTACCGTTCCTCGAACTTGCTCTGGCAAATGCTTGGGGTAACGGTGTTGACAAGTTCAGTCTGACCGGGCGGCAGGAATGGGTTGCTGACAATCTGGAAAAGATCCTCCGGTGTGGTCAAGACTACAAGGCGGGACTTCCGTTCTGGCGACAGGCAGATGACCCAGTGCAATTCCTTGCGGCATGTCACGAGCGTTACAACTACGAGATAGACCCAAATTACGAGAGTGGTCTGATGATCGGACTAGATGCAACGAATAGTGGATACCAGCACTATGCCGCCGCAAGTCTGCATCAGGAAGATGGCGAAAACGTCAATCTCACACCCCGTGAAACACCTGCTGACCTTTACACGGCATGTCTAATCAAAGCATCTGAAATTTTCGAAGACGAGTTGCTTCGTAACGAGAAAATTGTCGCTGATGACCCAAAAAGTCCTGAAGCAGGAAAAGCATCAGAAGAAATCAGGATAGTAGAGCAGTTGAAGGCATGGGGTGGTCTCACACGCAAGCACATCAAAAGACCGACCATGACATGGGCGTATTCCAGTCGCATGTACGGGTTCATGTTACAGATCCGTTCAGACTGGATGAATGACCTAACTCGCCAACTGAGACAAGGCAACTTGCGGCATCCTGTGACTGACGAACCCGTCACAGAGCATCCGTTTGGTGAAGACAAAGGGTTCCGTGCGTCGGTTTACATTGCTCGTGTCTTTCAGGATGCGATTGAAGATACGGTCAATTCTGCACGTGATGGACAGGAGTTTTTCCAGAAATGTGCAAGGGCACTCGCAAAGGAAAACAAGCATTTCACTTTCACGACACCTGTCGGTTTCCCGATGGCACAGTTTTACCGTGTCGAGGGTAAGCGTAAGCGTCCACGGGTGTTCCTGACCGACAAGGCAACCAATTTGCCAATCAAACAGGCAAAGGCATACGTGACTACATTCACTGATGAAGTTGCGATGCCGAAGAGTGAAAATGCGGTGTCACCAAACATCATTCATGCGATGGATGCGTCACACCTCATGCTGACTGTAAACATGTGTGAAGATTACGGTGTCACAGACATTGCAGTCGTACACGACAGTTTCAGCACGACAATTGGTAATGCAAAGGTGATGTCCACCTGCATACGCCAGGCGTTCGTCAATCTCTACAAAGACTACTGCCTCTACACAGCAGTGCTTAAGCAGACGATTGCGCGACTTGATGATCCCGCAAATGCGGATCTACCCACACGCATACCCGATAAGGGAACACTCGACATCGAACTGGTTTTGCAAAGCGATTACTTCGCATCATAACCCTTCGCTAGTTTGTTCCTCTTATGCAGTAAGGCGGCGTCATGCCGTCTTTTTGCTGTCTTAACGATAAAAATAATAACACAGGCAAAGACTAATGAACCCACGAGAAAAGTTACTCGGCATGGGGCGACTTTACTTATTACGTGGAGAACCCGTGCCACTAGACATCCTTGTTGCCGCCGAAGAACACGGATTGTCGATAGAAGATTTCGGCGAACCAACTTTCACGCTAAATGATGAAGGAGAAATAACGAATGGCGAATAACAACAAAAAGAAGATGCTATTCACAACACCTAGAGGAACTGCGGTCTACCCTTGGTTAAACCGGGCAGACTTCCAGTTCGACACAAATGGTCAGTTCAAGGTTAACTTGCGTGTCACGCAAGAAGAAGCAAAAGAATTGATGGAGAATGTGCGTAATGCGGCGAACGATGCGTTTGGCGATAAAGCGAAGAACGCAAAGATGCCATGGCGCACGGATGATGAAACTGGCGATATCGTCTTCATCACCAAATCAAAGTTCAAACCCCGTCTAGTCGATAGCACGGGTCAGGTAATACCTGAGAACAACGAACCACAGGTTCATAGTGGTTCAACACTTAAAGTTGCTGGAACCATTTACCCATACACTGCTGGTGGCAACTTCGGTATCTCCCTGCAATTAGCAGGTGCGCAGATCATCGAACTTGTTGAGCGTGGTGAATCCTCACTCGGTTTTGGATCTGAGGATGGCGGTTACGTTGCTTCAAACGATAATGATGCAGGTGTTCAGGACACTTCATACAATTTCTAGGCGAAGCAGACGTAGAGCAATCATCAACGGTTACAGGTCAGGTTTAGAGGACAAACTGTCAGAGCAAATCAGTGATGCTGGTCTCAAAGTAAACTACGAGACAGACAAGATCACTTACACTGTGCCAGAACGACAGAGCACCTACACACCTGATTTTTTCATCAACACACCAAATGGTGGATTTTACATCGAGGGCAAGGGCAGGTGGACGGTCGATGACCGACACAAACACCTTCTCATTCGGGAACAGCACCCAAACCTCGATATTCGGTTCGTCTTCAGTAATGCAAACGCGAAACTCTACAAGGGGTCACCTACGACCTATGCACAGTGGTGCGAAAAATTCGGGTTCCGTTATGCAAGCAAGACGATACCGAGCGAATGGTTACAGGAAGGAAGCAAACAAAATGAACCCTGACAATCAAGCAGACTTCGTAAGGCATGAACGCTGTGAGAAATGTGGCAGTTCAGATGCAAATGCGAGGTACTCAGATGGTCATGCGTTCTGTTTCAGTTGCGAGACGTACACGCCCAACGAAGAAGGTGAAGAACCCACAGGCAGTACGTCTCCAACAACCCAACTTCAGGCAACAGGTTCGTCCGAACAAAAAACGCTACTCAAGGGCGAGATTAAAGCGATACCCGCTAGAAGGTTAACGGAAGAATCTTGCCTGAAGTTCGGGTATCAGACTGGTATGCACAAAGGGCAACCAGTGCAGATAGCAGTCTACCGGGACACGAACGGTAAACCAGTTGCGCAGAAACTGCGTAACGCTAACAAACAGTTTCAGATCATAGGCAACGGAAAGAACATGACTTTGTTCGGGTCACACCTGTGGTCAAAGGGCAAGAAACTGACCATCTGTGAAGGTGAGATAGATGCTATCACGGTCAGTCAAATACAGAACCACAAGTGGGCGACAGTTAGTCTGCCCAGTGGTGCACCATCAGCAGTCAAAGCGATCCAGAACAACTGGGAATACCTAGAGGGTTTCCAAGAGATCGTGTTGCTATTCGACATGGATGAACAGGGTCAAAGGGCGGCGCAAGCAGTCGCAGAGATACTGCCAGTCGGCAAAGCAAAGATTGCGAAACTACCAATGAAAGACGCCAACGAGTGTCTGCTTGCAGGCAAGTCTGGCGCAATAATCGAAGCAATCCATCAGGCAAAAGACTACAGACCGGATGGCATTGTTGCCGCTACCGACCTCAGAAGCGTTATTTGCGTGGACGAGGCGGCATCGTCCATCAGTTACCCGTACAGTCTACTGAACTCCATACTACTCGGAGTTAGACGACAGGAAATGGTCGTAATTCTCGCAGGATCTGGGGTCGGTAAAACTACGTTTGTGCGTGAGATAGCACACCATCTGCACTCTAACGGTCAAAAGTTAGGGATGCTGATGCTTGAAGAGAGCACCAAGCGAACCATGCTTGGTCTTGTCGGTATCGAACTCAGCAAAAACATCACGATTGATCGGTCACAAGCGACTGACGATGAGGTGCTTACTGGTTTTGACAATCTGACAAGCGATGAGCGACCACCGCTACATCTCTATGACGGGTTTGGTTCGAACGACATCGACCACATCTGTTCACGCATACGCTACATGGTGTCGGCACTTGGGTGTGACGTGATCGTCTTAGATCACATCAGTATCTTGGTGTCAGCGTCAGAGGGCGATGAACGTAGGATGATTGATTACGCCTGTACCAAATTTAGAACACTGGTGCAGGAACTTAACTTCACTCTATTCATGGTCTCACACCTTCGTCGTCCAGACGGAGACCGTGGGCATGAAGCAGGTGCATCTGTGCGTCTGTCACAAGCACGTGGCAGTCACTCAATTGCACAACTGAGCGATGCCTGTATCGCAATGGAAGTCGATATCGACGATCCCGACAGTGACATCAGACATCTACGTGTGTTGAAGAACCGTTTCACCGGGCAAACCGGGGATGCGGGAACACTCGTTTTTAACAGGGAGACGGGACGATTACTCGAAGAGAGTTTGTCCCATTTAATGGAACAAGGAGAAAAAGAAGACAATGAAGCAAACAGCACTTCCACTTTCTGAGACTAACTACATCGACAACACACCACCCGTGAACAAATGGGACGCAAGGTTCCGTGAATATCACAAGGAGCATCCGTGGGTTTACCACGTGTTCAAAAAGTACGTGAAGGAAGCGATGGACAATGGGTTTGCTAAATACTCAAGCAAACTGATCTTCAACCAAATCCGGTGGCAACATCACTTCGCTGGGATGCAGGACGCATATCATGCGTACTACGCCCGACTGTGGACTAAGGAACATCCAGAACACACAGGTTTCTTCGAACTTCGGCAATTGAGGAATACAGAACATGCGTGATTTGTTTGATGATTACGTCGATGACGAACTGTTCGATGAATACGATGACTTTGACGCTTACCAAGAACAAGCAGACGAGTTTTGTTTCTACCCCGGAACCATGATCTACCCAGCATTGGGTCTAACGAGTGAGGCAGGTGAGGTTGCCGATAAAATCAAGAAACTACTGCGAGACGATGAAATGCCACTGAGTGAAGACTTCAGTGCACTAGACATAGAACCAGCAAAACGTGATGCGATTGCTCGTGAACTGGGTGACTGTCTTTTCTACATCGCTGTTCTTGCAAGTGACTTGGGATATTCACTCAGCACTGTTGCTGACATGAACATCGCCAAGTTGCATGATCGGAAAGAGCGTCGTGCCTTAAGTGGGTCTGGCGATTACCGATGAGGTTAGTCGCTGACATTGAGAGCGACCACTTCCTAGAAAAAATGACCAAAATACACTGCATCGCAGTGATGAACGCTGACACTCCATCTCAGACGTGGGTCTTCGGACCAGAAGAGATTGATGACGGTGTTGCGCTGTTGCAGTCTGCTGACGAACTGATCTTTCACAACGGGATCACGTTCGATGTCCCAGCAATCCAGAAACTGTACCCAGAGTTTAGCACGGACAATCTGACACTGACCGATACACTGGTTTTGTCACGGTTGATCCGTGCTGACCTTCTGGAACGTGACATAAGGAACAGTTGGGCAGACCCAGAAAGCAGGTTCCCCAAACGCTTATTCGGTTCACATGGACTGAAAGCATGGGGACACCGTTTGGGTGTGCTTAAAGGTGACTTCAACACAAAGACAGACTGGAAAGAATGGTCACAGGAAATGCAGGATTACTGCGTTCAGGATGTGGTTGTCACCCACAAACTCTGGAAGCATTTAGCACCGGAGAAGTGGTCACAACGGTCCATTAGATTTGAACATAACCTTGCGGATCTGTGTCACCGGATAGGTAATGCCGGGTGGACATTCGACATACCGAAATCTGGTGAACTCTACGCACAACTGGCATTGGAAAAAGCATCTATCGAAGAAGAACTTAGTGATCTTTTTCCGCCTTGGTACGTAGAGGAAGAGTTCATACCCAAACGTGACAACAAGACACTTGGGTATGTCGCAGGTGAGGTGTTCATTAAACAGAAGGAGATCAAGTTTAATCCCAATTCACGCAAGCACATCGAGTTCTGCCTAAGACGTAAATACAACTGGAAACCCAAAGTGTTTACTGAATCAGGTAGTGCGAAGATTGATGAGACGATCCTATCGTCATTACCGTTCCCAGAGGCACAGCGTCTGGCACGATCATTCATGCTCCAGAAACGCTTGGGCATGTTGGCAGAGGGCAATAATGCGTGGATGCAGTTAGTCGATAAGGACGGAAAACTGCGTCATACAATCAACTCTCTTGGCACAATCACAGGTCGTGCGGCAAGTTTCAAACCTAACCTACAGCAAGTACCAGCAGTACGGGCACCATTTGGCAAAGAGTGCAGGGAACTGTTTACGGTGCCAAAAGATCGTGTCTTAGTCGGTGCTGACTTGTCTGGCATCGAGTTACGTTGCCTTGCGCATTACATGCAAGACGGTGGTGAGTTTGCTCGTGAGATTACGTCTGGCGACATCCACACCGCGAACATGCATAGCATGGGTCTGAGCGATAGAAACCAAGCAAAGACTGCTGTCTACTGCATGATCTACGGCGGTGGTAACCAACGCCTTGGTGCCATTATTGGCAAAGGTTCGGCAGAGGGAAAGATCATTCGTGATCGTTTCTACAAAGCAAATCCTGCCTTTGCTGATCTGTTACGGCAGGTCAAGAAGGTTGCGGCAAGTCGAGGACATTTGATTGGTCTCGATGGTAGACAACTGCCAATCAGGAGTGAGCACGGTGCATTGAACGTACTGCTTCAGTCCTGTGGTGCACTAATCGCAAAACAATGGGTTCACCTCATTGATGAAGAGATCAAACGTCAGGAACTACCTGCGACCATCATCGCATTTGTCCACGACGAAATCCAAATTTCAGTAAAACAACAAGAAGGAGTGGCAGATCATGTCGGTACACTCACTAGAAGAATGGCGGAAGAAGCGGGACGAACTTTCGAGTTCAAAGTCCCAATCGAAGCAGAATACAGCGTCGGGCGAACATGGGCAGACACTCACTGATGAGGAGGCAGAGCACATTGCCGCTGTCTATGCAGTAGTCCAAACCGCAAAGATCAAACCATACACAACCAAGTCTGACTTTGCTCGGACATGGGCAACCCACGTCGCATTGGCGGCGTGTGAGGGACTAATTTCTACCCAATTAAGTGATAGCAAATTCACGAATACTTGGATGGTGACAGCAGACGGTCTCGACTGGATGAGCGAGGTCGAAGATGTTTTGCGCCATTGATACGGACATCCTGCTCTACAAGGCAACCACGACTGTTGAAAAGGCAGTGGACTGGGGTGATGACATCTGGTCCTTGTGGTGTGACTTGAAAGACGCAAAGGCACTGTTTCAAAAGCAGTGTGATGAGATTGCAGAAGCAACAGGCATCACAGAGCACATCCATTGTCTCAGCGACCACGGTAACAACTTCCGCAAGGTTGTAGACCCTCGATACAAATCACAACGCAAGGGCACCCGCAAACCCTGTGGGTATGTCGCTATGTCGAATTGGGTCGAGGAAAACTACAAGACATACAGGTTTCCTACACTCGAAGCGGATGATGTCATGGGCATCCTTGCAACCAAACCTGAGAACAAGGGTAAGTGCGTTGTGGTGTCCGATGACAAGGATTTGAAAACAATTCCCGGTAAACTGTACCGTCCCACACTCGACGAGAAGATGGACATCAGCGAGGAGCAAGCAAAGCGCTTTTTTCTTACCCAATGTCTTATCGGAGATGCGACAGACGGTTACGCAGGTATTCCTGGTGTTGGTCCCAAAGCGGCAGAACGACTGCTTGGCAGTAGACCAGACTGGGGTGTTGTCCAACGAGAATATGTCAAAGCAGGTATGACGAGAGACGATGCCATACAGCAGGCACGTCTTGCTCGAATACTGCATTGGGACGACTGGAATGAAGAAAAAGGAGAGGTAATACTATGGGAACCACCTTCGGCATCCCAATGAGCGAACCAACGAAAAAGCATGAAGGGTACGAGAACTTCATGAAGCGCAGGTTGCGTGAGACAGAACAGCAACCTGACATCGTTAACAACCCACCACATTACAATCAGGGCGACATAGAGTGCATTGATGCAATCCATGCGGCGTTAGGGACCGAAGGGTTCCTAGCGTACTGCCGTGGAAACATCCTCAAGTACAATTGGAGAGCAGATCACAAAGGCGGTATCGACGACCTCGAAAAGTCTCGTTGGTATCTGAATAAACTGATTGACACGATGAGAACAAAAGCAGAACATCAGTCCCCCACAAAACGAGGTCGAAAATGATACCAAACCGTCACTATGGTCCGTCGATGCCACTTTCAGAGGAAATCGACCAACAAAAATACAGGCAAACTGGCGAAGACTTTTACAGCAAAGTGGTGCGCATTGCAGACGCACTCAAAGACAGTCCAGATCACTTTGAAGAGTTCAAAGATACGCTAAGACACATGCGTTTCTTACCTGCTGGTCGTGTGCAGAACGCAATGGGGGCGGCACGTCAAACTACAGCATATAATTGCTTCGTGTCTGGTCCTGTTGAGGACAGCATGTCCAGCATAATGGAGAAAGCGACTGAAGCGGCAGAAACCATGCGCAGAGGTGGTGGCATAGGTTACGACTTCTCTCGCTTGAGACCACGTGGGGATTTGATCCGGTCTCTTGAAAGTCGTGGAAGTGGACCAGTGTCTTTCATGGGTATCTTCGATGCTGTCTGTCAGACCATCGCATCCAGCGGTGCGAGACGTGGGGCACAGATGGGGGTGCTTAGAATTGACCACCCCGACATCGAACAATTCATTACAGCGAAGCATGACAGTACGACCCTAACAGGGTTCAACATCTCTGTAGGTGTGACTGACAAATTTATGAATCACTTAGCAGAGGGCAAACCATTCCCACTCGTGTTCGAGGGCAAGGTGTACAAGGAAGTTGACCCTGTTGCTCTCTGGGACATGATCATGCGTTCTACATGGGATTGGGCAGAACCGGGTGTCCTATTCATCGACCAAATCAATAACAAGAACAACCTTTGGTACATCGAGACCATTGAGGCAACCAATCCGTGCGGTGAGCAACCACTACCAAGTTACGGTGCTTGTTTGTTGGGGTCGTTCAACCTCGTGAAGTATGTGGATGGCAATAAATTTGACTGGGATCAATACAAGAAAGACATCCATACAGTCGTCCGAGCAATGGACAATGTGATCGACAGAACGATTTACCCACTGCCAGAGCAAGAGAAGGAAGCAAAGAACAAGCGACGCATGGGACTTGGTGTCACTGGTCTAGCAAACGCAGGTGAATTATTGCGTCTGCCATATGCCACACCTGAGTTCATGTCATGGGCAGAAGATGCTCTTAAAATGCTCCGCGACGAGACTTACACTGCCTCGGCACTCCTTGCTAAAGAGAAGGGTTCATTCCCGCTCTACAATGCTGAGAAGTACCTTGCTGGACGGTTCATCAAGACACTGCCGAAGAAGGTGCGTGAACTCATCAAAGAGCATGGCATCCGTAACTCTCACCTGACCTCAATTGCACCAACAGGGACAATTAGTCTCACGGCAGACAACGTGAGTTCAGGCATCGAACCACCATTCAGTCACTTCTACGACAGAACAGTTCAACAGTTCGATGGGCACCAGATTGAACGGGTTGAGGACTATGCGTATCGGCAGGGTGTCGCAGGACGGACTGCCAACGAGATCACGGCAGATGAGCATGTAGACGTGTTGGTCTTGGCATCTCGTTACGTGGACAGTGCTGTCTCGAAGACATGCAATGTTGGCGATGATGTCCTCTACGACGATTTCAAGGAATTGTACGTCAAAGCATGGCGAGGTGGTGCAAGTGGAATAACTACGTTTCGTGCCAGTGGCAAAAGGTACGGAATTTTGAACGAAGTCAAACAGGACAACGACCCAGAACCAAAAGCAGAAGCATGTTTTATCGACCCAACCACGGGTCAGAAGGAGTGTGCGTGAAGGAGAACAAGGAAATGACCTACGACCAAGTGTGTGAATTGGTGAACATGGAGTTCGAACGTAACGACGAAGATTTAAGAAAGACAGTCGAGGCAACTGGATTGCCATTGAGTGTCGTGATGGAAGCGACAGGCATCAAGGACATGCTCGATTTTATGGATGATGATGAAGAGGAAGATGATGATGAAGATTTTGTGGGTAACTCTGTTCACACTGATGTGCTACCTGATGCTGACCCCAGCAATGGCGAATCCAAGTAATGTGGTTGTCGAGGACGTGGACAAGACTGTCTTATCCCGTCAACCGTACCAGATCGAAGTCTGCTACGAAGAGCATGTGTCTGGTGATAAGTCAGGTGACATGATCAAAGGTGCATTGCTAGGTGGTTTGCTTGGCAACAACATCAAAGGTGAAGTGAATGGTGGTGCAATCGGAGCAGTCTTGGGTGGCATGTACGGTCACTCACAGAGCAATGCTACTGGTGGCACCCAACGTCGCTGTCAGTTAGAAACACGTTACAACGAGACACGTCAGACCGTGTACTCACACAGTCTCGTCACCTTTACGCATGAAGGTAAGACACACCAACTAAGATTTCAGAAATAAGGGACGTTATTCTTAACTCATTAGAGTTTCGAATTTCTCCCATTTACTTATGCCTCACTGGTTTCCCGGTGGGGCATTTTTTTTTCATAGGAGATAACATGGAAGTCAGACTAATCAGTTACTCACAGACACCATACCCAGACTATGCAGTCCCTGACTCAATGGCAGATATGGTTGCTTATTGTGCACGGGTGTCCAACCCAGCAAACCAGGACAACAAGGAAACATCAGAGAAACTGTTGAACTACTTAGCAAAGCATAAGCATTGGTCACCCTTTGAGATGGTGTCTGTTTGCTTAGAGATTACGACCACCAGAGACATTGCAAGGCAAATACTCAGGCACAGATCATTCTCGTTTCAGGAGTTCTCACAACGGTATGCCAATCCCGTCGATGAACTGACATTCGAGATACGTGAAGCAAGACTGCAAGACAACGAGAACAGACAGAACAGCATAGCAACTGATAATGTCGAACTGCATCATGCTTGGACAGAGAAGCAACAAGCAGTTATCGACAAAGCAGTCGAGGCATATGAGTGGGCAATCGAGAACGGTATTGCAAAGGAACAGGCACGTTGTGTCTTACCAGAGGGCAACACAGTCTCTCGTATGTACATGAACGGTACACTGCGATCATGGTTGCATTACATTGATCTTCGAGGTGACAACGGGACACAACTTGAGCACATGCAGATTGCACATCAAGTGGCGAAGGTTATTGCCGGAGTTTTTCCAGTGAGGTTGACGCTTTCCGTCACATAAAAAAAGAAGAGCAGTGAAGACGCAAACTATAAGGTCTTACTGCTCTCCCGATATAAGGAAACTCTTACCCTTATTCAGGGCGGTGTTGCTCCCATAA